TATTTCTAGATCCTGGAGGATTAATCATGCCCCACAAACCTGTCATTTCTGGAACGTATTTATCTTGCACATCTAAATGGGTAAAGCACTCTTTAGCTTTTAATAATATATCGCCTACTGTGCTTTTAAATTCTTCGTCTTTGTAAAGCTCATCATCGCTGTGCCAGCCTCCGATATTAGATCTTGGCATACCTTTTTCGTCTTTAGCCTTTATTTCGTAAAGTCTATCTATTAAGTGACCGTGACCATTAACTTCTGTCATCATGATAGGTGTAATAAATAGTGATTGTAAATCCATTCTTTTTCTCCTTACAGCTGACCTTTTGTTACCTCCATAAAACTCACAATTATGTGAACTTGGTTAGCAGCGTTGGCTTGCGCTTTTAATACATCAGATTCTTGTAATACAAGTGGCTGAGATAATAATTCTGTCGTAGTGTTAGTAGCAACACTTTTTGCTTTAAATATTTCAAATGTAGCAGATGATCTAAGTACCTCCAAGTCTACGAGTGTTGTGTTTCCTGAATCATTACAAATTAAAATAGATTTTACTACGTCAGTTGTAGGAGGCACAGGTGGTGTAGCACCAGGGTCAGCTGTTGGCACTGTTAAAATTGTTGTCAGATCTGTATTTGTAAGATCAACCATCGCGCTTTTAAATGTATTAGCCAAGGAAAAATGTCTCCTGTTCTTGTTCTTCTTTTAAATCTTGTTGATAGTTAGTGTTTAATAAAAGTATTATTTGATCAAGTAATCTAATCATCTGATCAAACTGACCAGGGTCATATTCAGGAGTAGCGTTAGGTAATCTAGTTATTGTTATTTTTGCCATTTGTGTACCATATTAATATAACTTTTCTCACTCCTTTTATCACATTTAAAACTCCATGTCTTAATTTTTGTCCATCAAAATAGTAAGTTCTGCCCACTAAAGGATCTATTGTAACTCCTTCTACTACCCCTTGTCCACCCTGAAAATCGTCATTTATAAAGGTTACAGAGGTGCCAGTTGTTTCTTCTCTTGTAGCATCTTTGTGAAAGTGCATTGCACTATCTTTTGAATAAGTTGTAATATTACAATATTCCACATTTGCAAATTTTGTATCGTCTATAAGACTAGCTATTTTTTGTACAATGTTATGTTCAGAAGATAGCTCACGAACAAGGCCTTCTCCCCACTCTCTATGATGAGGATGAGTTAGTAATGTATTTAATTGTTGTATTTCTTTTTCTTCAAGACAATCGTCTTTAATATAAATCATCTCCTGCCATCTGGTCTTATCTGTAGTTTTTGAGAACCAAGTCTCCAAGGTGTATCACCAACAGTGTTTGTTTGATATTTTATTTTTACCGCCCTACCTCTGCCTCTAACATTAATTTTTTCAGTAGTATTAGTGATGTTTCCTGAAGTCGTTACATTTGCAGATGACTGTGGGTATTGTTCTAAAGTTAAAGTAGCTGTCATCGTATTTGTTAAATTGTTAAAATCTGGCACTAATTTACTTACTGACATAAGTTGATCCCCATCGGCTATTTCTACTGAACCTGTTTCTAAAAAAGCAGTGATAGCTGTGCCATCTGCTTGGTTGTTACCTACTTCGTGTTCATAAACAAAAGAAGCCCCTGCAGTTAAACCTAGAATAGATGTAGCATTAGCGGTAGTAGATGTGCTGTATTCTGTGGCTATAGGTAATTCATAAACATATGCTCCAAGCCAAGTCGTTCTGCCTAAAGAAGTGGTATACCAAGTTCCCTCTAAATAATTATAAGCAACAGATCTATCTATTTGTGTGGCGTTTGCTGAAGGATAATACCAAATTATTTCATTAAATGCTGTATTAAGACCAACAGCTATGTCGTTTTTATTTGTATAACTAATGTCATCAAATACAAAGTCTTGAACAGAACATGGCATTTTTTTAACAACCCCATCGTACAAATAAAATGCGTTATCAGACATCCAATATGCTTTACCATTTACCTCTATAGCTGCGTGTTGTGCTATTAAACCCGCATTTGCCCCAAGTTGACGAAGACCAAAAGTAAAAGGTGTGCCAACAAATTGTAAACCATGTAAGGATGTGTCAGTCCAAATTAAGATCTGACCTGCTGATTTTACTGCACCTATTATTCTTGACCCATCCGATATACGTAGAGACCCTGCCTCGTTAGTTGAAACAGGTGTGTAATCAGTTGCATCTTCTCTATCCGAAAATCTAAGCAGTAAATCATCTTGAGTGGCAGCGTTTCCAATTGTGGTCTCTGTTCCAAAAATTAATAAATGTCTAGTGTCTGTTGACACTAAACTAAATCTTGAAGCTGTTGGTGCATTTGATAGTGTTGTTGCTCTAGATCCGGTGCCTCCAGATGTGTCCCAAATAAAAGTACCACCATTTAAAACTGTTGCAATTAAATCCTCACCAAAATTATCTAAAGACCAGTTTCTTGCAGCAACAACAACGTTAGAAGAAGATCTAGCTGTGTCCCAAGTGCTAGCTCCCCATGTCTCAGTTCCCCAACCATACCCGTAAGTTGACGAAGTTGGTCCGGGGTTTATTTGATATTTTGCGTCAGTGGAGCCACCACCTGCTGCCGTAGTACCAGATGCATTTGTTCCTGCATTAATTGTATAGGTGTTAGCTGTTGGAACAGTTAAAATCTCAAACTCATTATTAAAATCTATACCATCCACTACATTTGAAGCGGAGCCGTCATCAAATGTAACAAAAGCACCCACCTCAGCATTATGAGCATTATCAGTCACAGTTACTGTTGAAGATCCACTTGATGTAGCAAATGGATTTGTAAGACTAGCAGTTCTTCTTAAAGGCGTAATGTCATAGATTTTACCTTCAGAATAAAGATAAAGCTTTCTGTCTGTGCCTAAAGCTAAATACCTAGTGCCATCAAGACCTATCCATGAATGACTGTCTCTTACGACGCCAACCACCGTAACATTTGGGTTTGGTAAAAATCTCCAACCTCCCCACCTTTCTGGTTTACCATAGTGAAAGCGCACAAAATCTGAATCTATGTATTTACGCTGATCTCCTGCTGAATAAGCAGAGTCCTGTTTATCTATACCTGGTTTAAATTTTAAGTCTACTAGTCGCATTTGGTCCAATATTGTATACTAAATCTTTGTTGAGGAAAAGGGACATCCTTGCCATTTTTTGATTTAATTATCTTTATTGAGTGACTTATGTAACTTGGAAAAACAACCATATAGTTGTTCATATTAGGTATTTCTATAATTTTGCCGTCGTCCATAAAAAGCATGTCTCCCCCCTCTAAATTGTCCCCCTCGTTTAAAACTAAATTAAAAGTAAAAAAAGGCAGATTGTCCATGTGCCAGCCGTAATATCCTCCGTGATTGTAAGCGCACACGTGAATATCATGTTTTTTTGTTTTCATTTCTAAAAATTTAAAGACACTATTACGATCTGACTCTGCTATAAAATTTTCTAATCCTCTGTGATAAAACCAATCACCTAGCTTAGTAATATTAGGTGTCTCAGGAGGGAACTCATTATGGTCTATCCAATAATCAAAAGAACCACAGTTCTCACTGTAAAACTGTAGTTGACTTACTTTGTCATCTTTGTCTCCCCAACTAGGCACAGAGAATTTAGTTCTACTGTTTAAAAGATCTATTTTAATATTTTGTAGTATTAAAGGTGGTAAAAAATTATGACAACCAATAATATTTTTTGAGATCCAATGATACTTCATTTAAGTTTAAATTGTGTTCCAACATTGCCTTTGAAAGAATAGTTGCCGTAGTGGGTTAAACCACTGGATATATCAGCATATATCTTTCCTCCTATATTCTGCCACAATCTGCAGAAAGCGTAGTCTTCAGACAAATATCTATCATTGTCAATCATTGTATCAAAAAAAGCATAGTTCCAATCTGAGGTTTTGTGGTAATTAAATTCTTTATCGTGAGAGCTGCCAATGTGCTGGTCAGGAGTAAATTTTAATTTTGGGTAATTATCTGCCATTTTTTCAAATACGGATCTTTTAATTAACATAAAACCAGTGGCTCCGTCCATGACTTGTACAAAACCATTTCTTGTTTCAATGTGATTAGGATCTTTAAAATTCAGGTTGTATTCTAAAGAGGTTGCCATGAGCTCGTTTTCGTTAGTGTTGGGATTATCTTTTATTTTTTTAATAACCTTAGTCCAGTTAATAGTTTTTCTAGGGTATATACCACAAACCACATCTTCGTTTAATTCTAGCATTCTAAAAACAGACTCAGGATTAAAGGCGATGTCTGCATCAATAAACAGCAAATGTGTATAGTCACCATCCATAAAGAGCTGTACTAAAGTATTTCGTGCTCTTGTAATTAATGATTCATTACCAATTGTCCCAAACTGTAATTGTATTTTTTTAGTTCCTGCTAAAGCTGTTAACTGTAAACAACTTTTAAAGTAATCTGCCGTAATCATGCCTCCATAACAAGGTGTGCCAATAAATATTTTAGTCATTAATTATTATCTCCTTTGAAAAATGATTAACTAAGTTGGGTTTATAAAAATTAAATTTTTCACACTCTTTTGCATGTTTAACAATATTTATTAAAGTTTCAAAAGCTGTTTCACTTAATATATTTGAATAGTTAGGAGAGTTACAGACGAATACGTAATCAAATTTTTTAAATTTAACTTCATTAATATCATAGGTTATTGTAACTAAATCATTATGATTATTTCTATCTGAGTCATAGTTTGCTAGCCAATATGCGTTGTTAATAAAATTTTTTTTATTTAAATAGTATCCAAGCCAGTTTCCTGAATTGTAAGAATTAATTGGAACTTGTTGGTACCAAATATCATGATGATGATCTATCGTAACTAAATCAATTAATTGTTTTCTTTTACAAAGAGGGTCAAGTGTGTAAAATATATTTGCATGTACTTGAGAAAAAACAATATTCTCAACATCTAAGTCATTTATATAATTAAGAAAAAATTTAATTATGTCATTAAAATGTCTTGGAGATTGCACATAATCAGTGTCTATAGACAAAACATTAAGAGTGTTATCAGTCATTTAATTTAATACTAGCGTCAACTATTTTATCTGGGGAAATTTCTACACAATATGGGTACTCAGAAATCATGTTTGTTAAATCAGGATACCCAAAAATTTCTGGTTTGGTTGTTCCCCACAACACTATACCTTTTTTATTAAAACTTTTATTAGCGCACATGTGATGTAAGGCACTATCAATAGTTATAAAAAAATCACAATACTTAGATAATATCATAAAATCTTCTCTGTTTTTAAATAAAGGCGAACCGCCTTGGTCATTAAATTTTGTTTCACCAATATATTCTGATCTTTCATTATCATGGCCAAACACAATAAAAATGTGTGTGGGATATTGCTCCTGTAGCAAGTGTATTAAATCTTGACCATATTTATAATTTCTTCCAAAATTGTTTTTGTCATAATGATTTGTCATTACGCCTTGTCCACCTGTAAATTGCAGTAAAACAAACTTATTTATTTTTTGTATGTGAGGCAATAATTCAACTTCTCTTTCAGTATTTATTGTAAAATTTGGTCTGTGATTTTCTAATTCTATTTCATACATCTCAGCCCATTTTTTTAAAACATGTTTTTGTCCTTTTAAAAAATCACTTTTGTAAGGATCATAATGAAAAATGTTATCATAGTTTCTAAAATAATTGTAGTAAGTGTCAAAAATAATTTCATTTATAATTGTTCTTGAATCTGCAACATATGGTGAGTAAGTAAATATTTCTGGATAAGCAGAATTAATAACTAATTTTTGTTTGTTTTTTTTGTACAACTTGTCGATTAAAGCAGTAAACATTATATGTTTACCAACCCCTCCATCTAAAACATGTAAATCAGGCATCTTTATTGTGTTGCATATTCTACTTGTAAATATTCTATTTTTCTAACCCACCCTCTTGGTATGGCTATCGCACCACCACCATGATTATCTTCTTTGTCTACACACCAAGATCGCATAATAACAATTTTATCGTCATTGTTTACAACCATGTATCCTACTTCCTGACACACGGCCAACGGTGCATTAACTATGTCTTTTATAGGTAACCAACCAGTTTCCATATCACGTGCATCCAACCAAGTAATTCTCACCATAGGAACTTTGTTAATATTCATTTGCGGTTCTTCGGTAGTCCACTGAATAATTTATAGCTACAGTTATTCTAGTATTGTCTGTCATATTTGGAGTTACAGAATGTAACAAATGTCCATCAAAAAAAATTACAGTGCCATTTGTTGCTTTCAAACTTACAATGTTACTATAGTTTACATTTTGATCTGTTTTTTTATGTAAGACTAAATTTCTATTGCCGTGAAAACAAAAAGATGCATTACTGGTTTCAACATCAACAAATAAAACTGCTGATAAATGTGCACTATGATGATGAGGAAAAGAATTGTGCCCTTTTCCGTACCAATTAATCCAACAATCGTCGACCAAAAGACCCGGCACATCGTAGCCTTCCTCATCTACAAAATCTCGTATCCTACGAGAAATAATTTTGCAAAGATTGTTTAATGCAGGGTATCGTTGATGAGAATTCCAACCAGTTCTTTTTTGTTCTTTCTTGTTATTATCAATCGTGGTGTTTGCTGAAGTATCAATTCCATGTATTTTTTTATTATCTTCAACTAAAACTATTTGTTTGATTTGTTTTTGAATATTTTCAAAATCAGGTATTACAAAACTGTAAAAATCCTCAGTAAAAACTGTAGTTTTAAATATTTTTGTCATCAACTGTAAGTGTTGCGTCCTTTGGTACTAATCTTAAATTAAATGATACAGATCTTCTTTCTTCGTTTGGTGTTCTAAATGGATAAACCATATGAGTTAACCAAGATGGAAACATAAATATATCTCCTACTTCTGGTGGGTGTTGTAATTTGTGACCACTAAAAGTTTTAGGATCACCGCACATAAAAAGAATGTCTCCTACACTAGGATAGTGATCTTCTGCTTTTCTCTCTTTGTCAATACTTGCTGGCATCTTTGTATAAAAAACACCAGATAAATCTCCATCGTGCATATGTGCTGGATTAAAGTCTCCGGCCCACTGACTCACAGCCCACATAGATTCTATAACCATCTTATCTATTTTTTCTGCTGCTAAAGTTTCACTAGCTGGTGGTATGCTTAAATATTGTTTAACCATTTCACCAATTAAAAAAACCAATTGTTGCCCTTCTTTGTCAATCCACTCTGGTGGCATTCTTACTTCTTGTTTAACGTTACCAGCTAAATTTTGTGACCAATCCCATTCTTTAGCTAGTTTTGGGTCTTTTAAAAGCTCTTCAGATTTTTTGTTTACTTCATCTATAATAAATTGTGGTATTTTACCTTTTACGACGGTGGGACCAAAAGGTCGTATAGCGTCAAATTTTAGTTTAATTTCTTTTTTAACTTCCTCCATAGGAACCTCTCATTCTTTTTCTATTGTCATATACCAATAATTTGCCTATAAATGAACTATTAATTGGCTTATTTCACAAGCCCTGCCAGCTTGCTAAAACAATCACATAAATTGCAATTAGGAGATTATGCTAAAAGGGTTTTTTAAAAAAATAAAAGAAGTAGCTGGAGATTTGGCTCCGTTTGCTGGTTTAGCAGCATCTGCTTTTGGATTAGGTCCGCTTTATTCTACTTTAATAGGAGCTGGTGTTCCATTACTTGCAGGCAAGGGTGGTTCAGAAGCACTAGCAGGGGGCATTGGTGGTTATTTTGGTGGTAAAACATTTGGCTCAAGATTTGGTGGTCAAGTTCCGTACGTAAGCCCATTAGATATTTTAAAGAATACACCCATATCAGGTGTTGGAAGTTTAGATGCAGCTTCAAATGTTTCACCCGCTAGAGATTTAGTATTTGAAAGATTTAAAGATTCATTAGTTTTTGATTCATTAAAAAAAGATAACCCTCTTAGATATGCTCCTGCAGCAGCTTTAGGAACTGGTGTTTTAGCTGGTCTAGGAGCTTTTGAAGATCCTGCTATGTCAAATCTAAGTATTCAAGATCCTGTATATGATGCAGCAAATAATCCTTTTTTAATGAAAGATAGATTTTTGCAGAAAGCAAAAGACGCAGACGTAATTGGAAACAACCCAGGTGATGTTTATGATTTTTTAAGAAAAATGGGATTAATAAATAGTGATGGCAATAGAATGACTTTCAAAGAAGGTGAGGAAACCGTAATGGGAATAACACCAAAAAAATTAACTAGAATGCCTACTACAGAAGAAAGTATTGAATCAGCAAACAGAATAGCTCAAATGGAAGGACAACAAGAATACGAAGCATATTTAAAAAGATTGATATTAGAAAGTTTAGAAAAAGGTAAACCGCCACCAGATACAGTTATTCCAGGTAAAGGTGGCAAAGGCAATTTTGCTACCGGTGGTGGTATTGGAGATTTAATTGAACCTAGTATGATGGGTGGACAAATAGGTGGCGACAGAGTTAATCCTACTGGAGGTAGATTAGTTGGTATGGGGGCAGGTAGAGAGGATCTTTTAGAAGGAGAGATTGTAGATCCTAATACTGGTCAAACACAAGATATATTAGTAAGTAATAATGAACACGTAATACCTGAGTATACTTTATTTGCATTAGGTGGTGGTGACACAGAAAAAGGTCAACAAATAATGGATAATTTAAGAGCTAAAACAAAACCTCAAGCAGAAGCTATGGGCTATGACTTTCAGGGAGCAGAAGATGGTAGCATGAATTACGCTCCTCTTATGGCTCAAGATGGAATAGACAGCGGTGAAGGTTTGATGACAGTTGCTAAAGAATTATCTGATTTTATAAGAAGTGGTAACAGGGAACTTACAGAAGAAGATGCAATGAAACAATCTGTTATTGCCGTACAAAGATTTGGCGTAGATAAAGTAAGAGAAATGATTAAAGCAAATAGAATGAGACAAATGGAAATGAATAAACAAAAAGGTATGATAAGCAGGTCTCCAGGTGTAGAAGTTTTTGATTTACCAACTATGGGTGCACAAGATGGTATTGGAACAAACGATCCAACAAAAAATTTACAGGCTATGATCTCTAAGATGATGGCACAAGGTAAATCTATTAAAGAAATTATGGAAATTATGTCTAAGTTACAAATGGGTATGCCAAAACAAAGACAGATGCCGATGATAAAAGCTCAAGACGGGATGGGCACAGAAGAAGTAAATGGTTTAAAAAAGATGGGTATGCAAAACGGATCAATGACTGGCGATCCTATGATGCAAAAAGGTTTAGGTAATATTTTAGATAGTATGGCTAAAGCTGAACAAATGAATATGATGAGTACATAATGGCACAAGAACAAATAATTAGATATGGTAAACCAGCTTTTATAGAAGAAGCACAATTAAACTTAATAAAAGCTTTAGAAGATTTTATAAAAGACGCACCGGTTTTACCTGATAGACAATTTGTTGGGCTATCCCCAACTCAACAAGATGCTATAAAAAGATTACAAGCTGGATTAGGTAAATTTGATCCTAATATACTTTCAGCCTTAACGGCTGCGCAGGACGCACAAACACTAGCAAAAACACCTGTAGATGATTTTGTAAAAAGAGGTGAGGCTAGATTAGCTGATGCAATTGCTACTGATTTTGATCCAGATTCTTTCAAACCTTTTTTAAGTAAATCTCAACAATTTATTATTGATGAAATTAATAAACAAGCTGATATAGCTAAAACAAAAGCAGCAGATGTTGCTAGACAAAGAGGTGCATTTGGTGGATCTAGAGATGCGATAGCTGAAGGTCAAATAGAAGAGGCAAGGTTAAAAGCAA